CGAAGGTGAGCATTATCGACACCTATGCCGTCTATCTCGATGCCGTGAACTTTCCGGGCGGTGTTAACCCGACCGCTGACCCGACTATGTTCTCTCTGCAGACCTTCTGGCTTGATACCAAAACCGCTGAGCATGACGAAGCAGTGGCATGGGCCATGAGCAGCCCGGCAGACCTGCAGGGGTTGGTAATACCCACCCGGCAGATCACCTCGCTTTGCGAATGGGCAATGCGCGACCAGTACCGAAGCGGTGATGGCTGTACCTACAACGGCACGGCGTATTTTGACGCCAAAGGCAATCCAGTTGCTGATCCGGCGCTGGATTCGTGCGGCGGCTGCCTGAGCGACTGCCGCAAGCGGTTTGGTGCTGGCCTGGCTGAACCCAATACCGCAATCCTCGATTTCGGTGGCTATCCCAGCACGGTTCTGATTTCCCGATAAGGTTTCCCCATGAACAAAACCATAATGGCAGCAATCCGGACTCACGCGCTGGAGGAGTCCCCGCGCGAGTGCTGTGGCTTCGTTATTCAGGCGGGCCGCCGCCAGCGCTACGTCCCGGTACCAAACAGCCACGAAAACCCGACAGAGCATTTCCGCATCGACGGCGAGCACTGGGCGAATGCCGAAGATACCGGCACGATTATCCGCGTCATTCATTCGCACCCGGGCGATGGTGCCCGGCCCATCC